TTCATCTTTTACGGAGGTAGATTTTGGAATTCTGGATTTTCAACATCTTACCACAAGTTAAAATATTAAATGGCTACTACTGATAATCGATATTACCACTTAAAACAAAATTAAATATGTGTAGAATTATCAAAACAAAAATATTTGAGTCTTGCCCTAATGGAATCGAAGGTACAAATACATATCAAGATATTCTGTCAGGGACAAAAAGCAAAACGAAAGCAGGAAATTTAGCATGCCTTATATGCCCATATTTTGAGAAAACAATCACAGAGATAGATTGTGAAGGATATGATCAAGAGTATTATCTGTGTAAAGAATATAATAAATAATGCCAAAGCGAAACATAATATTGATTCAGCTGCCTGCAGAGCAACCAGACTGCTGTGCGGAGTGTCCATTGCTTGGACTTGTGCCCAAGTATGTTGCAAGGCCCAAGAACTCCAAGGAGACTCATGTGTGCACTGGCACTATGGAAGCCATCACCCAGCGTGGATCCAAAGTGAGGGCAAGCGAGAGGGATGCCAATCATCCACTACGCAGACCATGCGACAACAGGTGGCACTCCTGGATGCAGCTGCCTAACCGTAAGCTGGGCATCAATACCCAGACATACAATGACTGCAGGATACCCTATGAGTGCACCCTGCAACTGAGAATCAAGTTTCACAACAGATAAATGTTATGAAGACAGAAAAGGAAAAAGAAAAGAATGAACAGCTACCTGAAGGAGAACTTAAAGTTATAAGCATTGACTGTCCTGATCAAGTGGTCATGCCTATTCCACAAGAGGATATACCAAAAGCATTTGCATCGTTTTTTAACATTAAAATTAAGGAGAATTGAACTATGACAGAAGAACAATTTTTGAGACAGGTATGGAGACCTTATGACAGGATCACCACAGCAGACGGAGTGCCAGGAAAGGTGATTGGTGTAAGTTTCAATACCAAGAGTGTGAGGGCATTCATCAGTGGTGCACCTGAGTGGGTAAGTTGCACACTCATCGAAACACACACAACTGGTAAGGGAGCTGATGGTGATGATGCAGCAATCATTGAAGATTTACACAACAAGGTACTGAAGCAGGCAACAGAGATTGAGAAACTGCGTGATGAGAAGAAGGAACTGAATGAAAGAATCAGCAAGAATCATTTTGGAGAGTTGCTGAACGCTGTCAATCAGATAAAGGAGGGATTGACTATTAGAAAAAGTAAGATAGAGAAAATTGAAAGCGGAATTGGACATATATATGATGTCCTTGCAAAGATGAAATCAGAAGAGTAATACTATGGCAAAGACAAAGACAGCTCATGCTTATGAGCTTGAGATTAAGAAGATGGTCACAGACCGCAATGGAGAGTTTGACAAGTGGCTGCTTCCCCAGCTGAGGGCAACGGCAATGAACTGTGTCATGTTAGATAAAATCCATGATGAGCTCTGCAGCGAGAGGTCACTCCTGATTACCTCTGCAGGATCGATGGACCAGACCAAGTATGATGCACACCCATTGCTTGCCCACTATGACAAGCTGCAGCGTACATTACTGCAGCAGTATGAGGCACTGGGCATCAACTACAGGGCTACACCGTCAAAGATTAAGGAGAACACCAAGAAGGGTGGAGAGGAACATGACAAATTGAGCAACCTGTTGAATGATATTCAGAATATGTAAATAAAATATTGAACTATGAATGAAAATAACGAAAGAGCAAAGAGGGTGGTCCATCGAAGGAATTTAAACCCCACAACTATGGCTATACACTGGAAGCCTGGGAATTATTCCCTGACATTCCATCAAGAGATTGCATTAGCATTACATGAAGGTGGATTCAGATATGTTTCTGTAGATTTGAATGACAGTGCTTGTGTTGTGTTGCATTTTTCGCAGAAGCAGCCGTCACAGCTTCAGATACATTCAAAAATCAACTGGGTTAAATCCCAAAAAAAGGATGTGTCAATAAAAAATGCAACAGTAACCAACAAGGATTTTGTCAGCACGATTATGTCATGGTTGAATATATCTGATGGTGATTATTATTATGACACATCACATCTTCGTTTGAATGCTATAGGAAAATATGTCTTAACAATAGGCCATATTGTTGAAGAGTACCCATTGATTGAAAATCCGCCTACTCCCAGTGTTAAAACAATATTAGTTGATGATCTGGTGGATGATTTGTATGATAGGTTGAATGATGCTACTGACCAAGAACTATGTAATGAATTGAGGCGAAGAGGTTATGAAGTTAAAGCTACTAAAACTGTATATACCGAACTATAATGACAAGAGAGCAGAAACAGCAGGCAGTAAACATCCTGCATGAGCACTATGAGAAGCAGCTCAAGGATGTGTACATGATTGACGAGAGGCTGGGCGAATATTTCAGGAACCTGATAGGACATTCAGACAAGCACAATGCCTATGAGATACTCTGTGCCATCAAGTTCCTGAGACTGCTGCGTACCTATGAGTTCAACACAAAAAAAGTGAAGCAGGTGCTCAGGCTGAGGGAAGGAGAATGGAAGAAAGACAGCCAAGGCATGTGGAGGCATGTCAAGGGAGGCATAGCGTGCCCAGGAACTGGAGGCGCAATGGTGTACAGGTGGGAGCCTTTCCAGGTATTTGTCATTGCATCAGTCTTTGGCTTCCAGGCATGGGTGGACACCCAGCTGACAACAGAGGACAGGCAGACGCTGCTGCCATCGGAGAAGGTAGTTGACGAAGGAGGTGAGGTATGAAGATGGAACCATTCCCTGGTCCGCTTGTCAAGGAAAACAACTACAAGTGGAAAATCACACAGGAGCAGATAGACTGGCTGTGCAAGTACTTTCCAGAAGTTGACAACCACACCCTGATGAAGAAGAGTGGCATGAACCACTCCCTGCTTCACAGGCTTGCCCGCCAGTATGGACTCACCAAGAGCGAGAAGGGATTGAAGAGGATCCTCAAAAACTCTGCCAGGAAGATCAAGAGCATCTGCGAGGCCAACGGATACTATGACAGTCTGCGAGGCAAGGCACCATCAGAGGCCTGCTTGGAAGCTGCCAGGAAAATGTGGCAGGAAATAAGGGAAGGACAAAGGCAGCATCCTTTCCAGGTGCTCAGGAAGAAGAGCCCATATAGATGGAAGAAGTTTATGGAGCAGAAGAGCAATGACAGGAAAGAGATGATAAGGAAGGAAGTGCTGAGGACCGTATATGGCATTGGCAGGCGTACAAGGCTGAAGAATATCGTAACCTGCAAGTACAAGCGGAGTGAGTCCAGCCATCGCTACAATGCCAAGAAGAGAGGGTATGTGCTGCCTCAGGACATATCCGAACAGGGAAATGAGAGGTATAACATATACTACACCGAGGACACAAGAAGAGGTAAAATCTTCGAGGAAAACCTTGTAAAAGACGGATTCAAAGTATTGCCATTATGAAGAAGATATATGACTTGAGAAGACTGTGCACGGATTTCACATTCTATGCACCGAGAAAGACAGACAAGACAGGGCTGAGTGCCTTTATCCAGATTGTGTTCTTCCTGCTGGAAGACAACAACTCTGAGGCATATTGCTGTGCCAATTCAAACGATCAGGCAAAGCTGCTCTACAGAAGAACGAAGCTGATGCTGCAGCAGCTGGATGACGGCCACAGATGGAGGATGACAGAGACTGTCTGCGACTGGAGGCCACAGTTCAAGAGCGTGAGGGATTCAAGCATCAGACCACTGTCAGCTGGTGGCAAGACAAAGGATGGTATGTTTGCCCAGCTGTGCTGTGCAGATGAGTACGGATCTGCAGCCTACACCAACGGCAAGTCTGACATGAAGATGCTGGTGGATGTCATCCAGTCCTCCATGGGTCCGAGAAGGGAACCTCTGACATTCACCACCACCACTGCAGGAAGGATACAGTCAGGGCCGTTCATTGACAAGCTCAACACCCTGCACAGGCTGCTGGAGAAGGAGCTCAGGTATGAGACTGGAGAGGAACAGCCAGATCCGTCCTATGACCGCATCCTCTGCATCTGCCTGGAGCCTGATGACTGGGAGAAGGCTGATGAGGAACTGCTGCTTACCTCACCCGATGTAAGGGAGAAGGTGAACCCGATGCTGGGCAAGATAGTGCAGCACCAGTTCTACAATGATGCAGTAGCCAAGGCAAGGCTTGACGGTGACCTCTCCGAGGTGGTTGCCAAGCTGTTCAATGTGTATCAGTCTGCAAGCGTGTCAGAGTGGATCAAGCCTGAGAAGATCAGGAGCCTTCAGATCGACAGAAGGATTGAGGACTGCAAGGCACAGGATGGATGGGTGGTGTTCGTGGGACTTGACTTCTCACAGGGAGACGACCTCCATACTGCAGGCTACCTTGCAGCAAGGTCTGACAAGAGGGGAGGTACTGAGTTCTTCGCTGACTTCGATGCCTGGATCAAGGAAGATGTGTACCACAATTCAAGCATCCGTGACCTATATGACACATGGGTAAGCAAGGGCAACCTCCACATATCCCCAGGAGAGGTGTTCCAGCCTTCCCTCTTCGTGTCAAGGCTGCAGCAGCTCATAGATGAGGGTGTGCAGTTCCTCATGTTCGGATATGACTCATACAGGAGTGGCGACCCCATCAACACACTCAAGGCATTCCTTGTGGAGAAGGGAGTGAGTGAACCTGAGAAGTATGTGGTGCCAGTGTCACAGACCTATGCCTCCTACAATGCTGCAGTGGATGAGCTGTCCTATGCCATCAAGAGCGAGACACCTCTGATACACTTCTCCATGAACCCCATGTGGCCATGGGTGTTCGGCAACTGTGTCCTCAGCGAGGAGACAAGGATGGAGAACAAGAAACCTATCAAAAGAAACCCAGGCAGCGATTCATGCAAGGTGGACCCCGTTCAGACACTGTGTACAGGATTAATTTTATTCGATAAATATGAATGGAGCTTATGAAAACAGTAATTACAATCAGCGGCCAGGAATATGAGCTGGTGCATGAGAAGGGAGTGAAGAACTGCTGCACCGTATGTGCCCTCAAGTGGTACTGCTGGGACAGAGGCGGGTATGCGTCACCCTGCATGGACTTCTCCACTACGGATCCTGACTACTATTTCGTGAAAGTAAATCAATTAAATGAACAAAACGCAAAGAAGGTGGAAGAACTGAAAGAAACGGCAAGAAGCCGATACTTTGAGAAGGTTTGGAACAAAAAGGGAAACATTGACAACTATTTGGCTGGTTTCATGGATGGCTTCATGGATGCCATCAAGGAGGTGAAGGACATCTTGCGTGAACAGCCCAACAACCTGCAGAAACTGGAATGTATAACCAAATTAATAGAGAAGTATGGAAACAAGTGAAATTCGCATCCGCAAGGAAAAGCTGGAGAAGGACATTGAAGATCTCATCTGTGAGTTCGAGAAGGACACCCAGATATTGAGTGTCAGCAAGGTTTGGATAAGTGAAGGCATAGTAAGGACTGAACTGAAGGTGACGATATGATGACAAGGGAACACTACTACGATGAGAAGGAAAGGCTGGAAGCACTGATTGAGTACAACAATTCCATCCGCTGCCACCATGTAGCAGCCAAGTGGGAAAGGGAACTCAAGAGACTGAAGGCAGAGTGGAACAGACAATGTGAAAGGATACTAAGAGATGGAAGAACTGACGGTTGAGCAATTACCGAAGTCCATACAGGACAAGCTCTCTGAGACCATAGAACTGAACCCAGCCATCAAGTCACTAAGGCTGAAGCTGGAGAAGTGCAGGCAGAAGATGGACTATGTAGGCATGGCACGGTGCCAGCACCAGATGCAGCAGCTCAGGCACTATGTTGAAGAGGAGTACATGAAGCAGAACCTTACTTTCCGCAAGAGGCTGAGCGATTTCAAGAACAACATGTCTGACGATGACCAGGAAATACTTGCAGTCAATTCCAACATGGTGATACTCCTGGCTGACATGCTGGAGACATCCGTGATGGAGATCAACGAGGTGTTCACACGGAACAACCCTGCATGGAGGGTAGAGATGTTTGACAGGCTCCAGGCACTTGGCCGTGAATGTGCCGACCAGATAAGGTGGATGAGCAAGGAGACTGACGAGTATTACCAGAACACCTTTGCTGATGTGGCAGACAACATCACCCTGATGGTAAGGAACAAGGTGAAGTCATTATTGAGGAGGACCTATGAGCACAACAGGAAGAAAGGCTGAGTAGGCTGAAAGCAAGATATGGACTTTAATGAATACTAATATGAAAAGAGATGAAAGAAGTCTTAAATGGGCTAAGGTAAACGGTTACAAGTATGTAGAATGTGATGATGAAGGCAATATCAAGGGATATGGCTTCAGCAGGCAGACACTTGAGTATCACAATTTGAGTGAATATAATGTTATGACAATCAGACAATATGAGAAAGCAACGAAGGAGGAACAACAATGACAGAATTAGAAAAAGCAACAATAGATTATTCACGGGAGAGATTATCGAATGATGATTACCCCGTATATAATGATGAGTATGAGATTGAGCTTGCATTTGAAGCAGGCGTTGAATGGCAAAGAGAGCAGTTTGAAAAAGAACGGCTCAAACATTGTGATGAACTGACCGCAGAGCAGGCACAAATGGAAAGTGACTTTGTTGTTCAGCACTTAAAGAATTTCAATAGAACGCCAACTTTCATTGATGCTATTGAGTATGGCAGAAGACTGATGGTTGAGAAGGCTTGTGAGTACATTAGAGATTATGCTCCAATATACTATAACTGTGATGGATTTATTGAACATTTCCGTAAAGCGATGGGGGATTAATTATGGAACTGATAGATAAAGCCGCAGTAGTGGCAGTGATAAAGAAAAAGTTAGATAAATATAGTAAACTGCACTCATTTAATTATGGGGCAGTTAAAGATTTGGAATCTTTGTTAGATTTCCTTGATACCTTTGAAGTGAAAGAGGTGGACTTAGACTTTGAACAAGAGCTATACAAAGCCTTTGGTCAGGTGAAGGACTTTACCCTCGGTATGCGTATTGCTAAACATTTCTATGAACTTGGACTTAAATCAAAATGAGGAATAGTTATGACAAAAGAAACTGCAATGAAGATATTGAAAGAGTTGCATGGTAAATCTCTATTTGCTGAGAGGACTGCACTTGAAACCCTTATCCCTGAACTCAAAGAGTCAGAGGATGAGAGGATAAGGAAAGCACTTATCGAAATGGTACATGATACCACAGGTGATGAGTTGTGGGTAGATTATAATGTTCATAAAGAAGAAGCACTTGCTTGGCTTGAAAAGCAAGGTCAAACTTTTACCAAGAAAGATGTTGATGATGCTTATCTAAAAGGTATATGTGATGCTAAAGATGAACTTGAAAAGCAAGGTACACCAGCAAAGTTAAGTGAAGAAGAGCAAAACAGTTTTGCTAAAGGTGTACTTTCAAATTGTGCATTATCCTTTATTAACTATCTTGATGCACATTCATACGAAGGTAAAATGTGCGTGTCTAATGGAGAATGTGAAGATATAGAAAATGCTTTTCATAATGCTATGTGGGATAGGCTGCACAGATATTATTGTAAGTATATTGAAAAACAAGGTGAACAAAAACCTATTATGAATGTTCCAACAAGAGAAGTTATTCTTTCTATTTGGGATTTAGGAAATGAATGGAAAGAACTTACTAATGGTTCTATTTCAACAGAATATGGTACTCAACTTGATTATATTCAAAAGCATTGGTATGAAAGTGAATATTATTTAAGAGAAAAGCAGGGTGAGCAAAAACCGATTCTTGACTTTAAAGCAAGTAATTTCTATGTAAGCAAAGTTGATGGGAAAATTCACGATATGACATATAATCCTACTGATAAGATTGAGCCAAAGTTTAAGGTTGGTGACTATATTGTTAGTGACTATTGTATGGGTAGAGTAATCGAAATTACCAACGATGCTTATCTGTTAGACACAGGACAAGGTATTCCATTACTGATTTCATGCAATGGTAATGTGCATCTTTGGACTATCCAGGATGCAAAGGATGGTGATGTGCTTGTTGGAGATTATGATAACTGTAAAAAACCTTGGATAGGCATATTTAAATGCCTATCTGATATAAGAAAAGAAACACAATTTGATTCGCATTGTTTTATTAGCAGTGGTAAACATACATTTGTAACGCCTGATAGCGAATTATTTTATAACCGTTGTAAAGGACATACATCGAGATGCACTAAACCAGCCACAAAAGAACAACGTGACTTACTATTCCAAAAAATGAAAGAAGCAGGATATGAATGGGCTGATGATAAGAAAGAATTGAAGAAGGTTGAGCAGAAGCTTGCTGATAAGAATGCAACAACCAAACAAGATGGTTGGCTAAAAATCCCCTTTGGTGCTAAGGACAGTGAATTGCAAGAAGCTACTTACTATATCCCTAAAGGTTTTCATGCAGAAATAGATGATGATAAGGTAATCATTAAGAAAGGTGAAAAGCCTACTGCTTGGAGTGAAGAGGATGAAGAAATGGCTGAAGATTTAATTAAAGGCTGTGTTTCAGCAGAAAAAGCACACTATTTTCTTCATACACCTAAAGTGGTAGCAGATTGGCTGAAATCAATAAAGGAAAGGATAAAAGGAAAGGAGGACTGAATATGACTAAAGTTATTGTAGAGATAGACGGAGAGCGACACAGAATGGTCAAGGACAAGGATGACATTGATTGCGAAAAAGACTGCTCACTTCGTGATTATTGCTTAATGTGGATAGATGTTATATGTAATGCGTTTGGAGAAGGCTACCATTTTGAGAAGGAGGAATAGTCATGGATAACATCTATGAAAAGCACAGAGATTTCTTGGAAAGAGTAGCAAGGAAGGAACATGAAAGGCGTATGCAAGAAGTAGTGCAGACGGATTGGTACAAAGATGTTTGCTTGAAATGCAAATACCGAGAAATGGAACTGAATGGAGAGAAAAGCTATTGCGTTATTCTCCATTGGGGAAAGGGGCAATGTATGAAAGTTTTACAATACTTAAAGAAGGAGGAATAAAGATGAAAAGGATAGATATCGTAAGACTTGAGAGGGCTCTTGTGCGTTATGAAGAGATTGTAGAGTTCTTTTCTAAGATTGAAGATAGCATCTGGGAAAGCGGTAAAACAGATAGCTTTTCTACAGGCGAATCAGTCTTACAGCAGGTCAAGAGAATGAGAGCTGCTGCAATTAACGAAAAAGAATACCTTGCAGGTAAGATCAATGCCTACAAGGAGCTATACTTCAAGTAAACCTAAAATGAAAATCCTCCCGTATATTTAAGGAGGATTTTTTTATGGATAAGAAAGGGTGTATAGGGGTACTGGTGTGGATGCTGCTGATATTCATTTGCGGGATCATACTAATTGCATTCGGTTCATGCAGATCAATCAAGTATGTTCCAATAGAAACCATCAAGCATGACTCTGTTTACATTACACAGCATCAGAAGGACAGCATATACATCCATGATTCCATATACCATAAGGAGAAGGGTGACACCGTTCTCATAGAGAAATGGCACACCAGGTACATCGAGAAGCAGGTGCGTGACACATTGATCCAGATACAGAGGGATACCATCCCACAGCCATATCCCTATGAGGTGGAGGTGCCTGCCCAGCTGTCATGGTGGCAGAAGACAAGGATGCGCATGGGGGAGATTGCCCTTGTGGCACTCCTGGTACTGCTTGGTTCCTGGATCGTGAGGATAAAATGGTAAACCTGCCCCATCCATTGGGGATATTAATGTAATACAATTACTATGGGTAAGTTCATTAGTTTGTTCAAATTGATTGTTGCAGCTCTTGGCTGTATAGGTGGATTAGGATATGCCTGCTACAATCAGGCATGGGTGATAGCAGCAGCTGTCGTTCTTCTTTCATGGTTGGCATGGCCTGCCATCAAGGAAGCATTCAAGGACCTAAACTCATAACGCCATGCAGAAGGTACTTGAGTTTCTGGTTGGCTTTGCTGGAGGATTGTTTGGTTGGTTTGTGGGTGTATTTGCACCCACATTCCCACTTATCATCATTGCGGTGGCATTCATCATATATGATTCATGGACTGCCTATGAGCTGGACAAGAGGGTGCACAAGAGATACCCAGACCGAAAGAAGAGACCAGCCAAGTATGTGTCATGGAAAGCGTGGGGAATGATACCCACCATGATAGAGTCCTTTGCCATTATATTGCTCATGTATGCAGTGCAGAGGTGGGTTTTCATAGACATCTATGTCCCTCTCCCATACATCGCCACTGGTGTGATCTGCCTGGTGCAGCTGCTCTCCATCGCAGAGAACAAGGCTTCCTGCAGACGACCAGGTGACAGAGGTTACAGACTTTGGCAGGTACTTGCAAAGATACTGATAGACAAGACCGAGAGGCACTTTGATACAGATTTGAGTGAATTGAAAGAGCAGATAAAAGGAAAACAATAGATTCTTTGGTTCCGTAATTTTCGTTTCATAGTTTGATAAGTATTAAGTTGTTGATGAGCCAGGATAGTCCGAGAGGATTGTCCTGGCTTTTGGTTAACCCATAACGGCAATGCAGCGGTAGTGTATATGGCAGCAGAATTGACATCAGGTGTTAGCCCTATGGAGCTTGAAATTAATACCGAGGCCATCCGCAAGCATGTTGGTGACCTTGGCAAGATGCTCACCTCCAACAATGAGATGCGTGACAGGATACGCAACATCATCAGGCAGGAAATCAAGAAAGCCAGGGCTGACATCTCCAAGGATATAAGGAACAACCTTGGTTCTGACCCACGCAAGGCATACAGGGCAGTGAGGAGTACCATCTACAAGCAGGTGCTGGGAGGCAATATCAACATCCTTGCTCCCCGCAAGGCTGGTGCCAGGTATATGCTGATTAGGCAGCGAACTCTCAAGGATGGCCAGTGGGGAGGCAACAGGAGGCCAAGGTCTCAGAGAACTGAAGCTCTTGAGACATACTTCGGCAAGGACAGAGGCTTTGTACTCCGTTTCAACAACTCTGGAACTGGCCAGCGACATATCAACGCTGGGCCTAATGCAAGACTGGGCGGAAACAGGGGAAGCATAGCAGGAAGGGGTGTCTTCTCCACCTCTGCCATGTACCATCTCCAGGATATGTCCAAGGCCATCAGCGAGGCATTTGAACAGGAATTTGTGGATGCTTGGAATGAATTATAACTAATAAAACTATATGGCAAAAGATGTATCACTTGTAAGGATTAAGGCCGACACCAATGATTACGAAAGGAAGATAAGGCAGGCACAGAAGACATGGGACAGCTTTACAAAGGGTCTTGGCTTGAACATGAGCAAGTTCACTGGAGTTGGTGCTGCCATTGCTGGTGTAACTGCAGCCCTGAAGGTTGCAAAGGATGCCTTCTTCCAAAACGAGCAGAATCTTGATGAATGGGGGCGAGTAGTAAAATCCTCAGAGAGTCTTTATACAGGTTTCCTCAATGCACTGAACAATGGAAATATCAGTGGCTATCTACAGAACATCAACAATATTGTGAGGGCTGCAAGAGAGGCTTATGATGCAATGGATGACCTTGGCACTTTCAATGCCTTCAATCAGATTAATCAGGAAAGAGCTCGAACAGGATTCACTGAAGCAATGGCAAACTTCCGTGAGGGTTCTGGTAAAAAAGAGGATGTGCAGGCTGCTGCTGATGCCTTGAAGGAAGAACTGAGAAAAAGACAGGAGAAGGAATACAACACCTATGTAAAAGCAATATATGACAAGGCCGAAACACTTGGTATTGGTGGAGCAGCTCTCCAGCGTATCCTTGAGGGAAGCAATGCCCAGTATGAACAGTACAAGAATTTAGGCCTTACTGGTAAGGGAATGGCTCTCATGGGTGGAGGCTACGAGGCAGTGGCAGCCAATGATCAGGAGAGAATTGGAGAGGCATTGCGTAAACTCAATGATACTGAGCTTGAGTCATTACAGGCATTGGGTGCACAGGCACAGCGTACTGCTACAGAAATTGAGAGTGTCAACAAACAGATGGCCCGTGTACTTCGTGGCAACAGTGGAAGCACTGGCGGTTCTGGTGGTGGAAGCTCAAAAAATGAAAAGGAGAAATATATACCTGCTATTGGCAGCATTGACTGGATGCAGGAGGAGGTGCAGAAACTGCAGGCTGCATTCGAGAAGGCTGCTGATGAGGGAGTGAGAGGTAAGCTGTATGCAGAACTGCAGAAGGCCAAGCTGGTACTGGACACTATGAATGAAGGTATGGCAATGAGCATCAGCCGTGCTTCTTCAGGGTCACTGAGCAGCCAGGTAGGCGGTGGTGGTCTTGGTGATCTCAGCAAAATAAAGATCGAGGGAAAGGATCTTGAAGACCTGCAGGAACTGGCCAATGCAGGCAAGCAGGCTGAGACATCATGGGATGCAGCCCTTGGCTCCATCAGTGGATTGGGTTCTGCCCTTGCTTCCATTGAGGATCCTGCAGTCAAGGTGCTGGGCATCATAGCACAGGCCATTGCCACTGTTGCTCTGTCATTCGCCCAGGCACTCTCCAAGGACACCAAGCTGGGAGTATTCGGGTGGATAGCTGCAGCTGCTGCAGGTACCGCTGCAATGTTCAGCACAATATCTGCCATCAAGAGTGCTACTGCTGGAAGCTATGCCGAGGGTGGTATAGTGCCAGGAAACAGCTTCAGCGGAGACAACCTGACCGCCAATGTCAATTCTGGAGAACTCATACTGAACAGAGCACAGCAGAACACACTTGCAGCCCAGCTCCGTCAGCAGAACTCAAACAACAAATCATATCAGCCTTCCTATGTGTCAGGTGAGCAGATATGGGTGGCCATGAACCGCTACCTGAAGAGATCGGGACAGGGTGAGGTATTAACATGGAAATCATAAGGAATGAGATATGGCTATAATACACGGTAGAAATGTAAAGATATACAATGCCAGCGGTACTGCACTCATAGGTGCAGCCAAGAGCTGTGTGGTGAACATGGATGCAGACAACTTCGAGGTTGCCAGCGAGACATCTGCCACAGACAAGGAGTACATACCTGGCAGGTCATCATGGACTGTCGATCTCTCACACCTGTTGACAACCAACAAGGGTGGCATCCCATTGGTCAAGTCCAAGTATGTCATCAGTTACATGGTTGGATCCACTCAGGTATATACTGGCACTGTGCTCTGCCTGCACGCAGACATCCAGGGTGCAGTTGGAAACCTCGCAACAGGTAATATCAGCATGTTAGGTAGTGGACCACTCACAGCAGTATAGTATGGCATACAATATCCATTGGAAAATAGTTTTCAAGAGCCTCAGGGCAGCAACAACATACACCGTGAATATCTACAAGGATGGCACGGTGCCAACTGGCTATCCCCTCAAGCTCAAGGGAGGAGCTGAGCCATTCACCACAGAAGAAGATGCCAGCGAGGATATGTTCACCCCAATCAGAACGCAGACAGGCTACCTCCGCATTGTGGATGACGGGTATGCAGTGAATGCCAGCAATGCCACTGTCGCATGGGACTGGAAGGAACTGATACCAGAAAACAATGCAGACAGGCCAGTGACACTCACCAATGCCAGCGGGACTGTGGTGTGGTGCGGTTTCATGCAGGCACAGAACTTCGGAGGAACTTTATGGGGGAACCCACAGGAAAGGGAATATCCTCTGATGTGTCCTCTCTCGATCTGCGAGGATACTTTCATCAATACCTCACAGAAAGCCATCAAGAACTTCGCATATCTGCTGAAGACTGCCATTGATTCCATTCCAACTCTCTGCCAGCCTACGGCCATAGAGATACAGGGAGGAGCCAATGCCCAGGGCTGGCTTCTGAAGAAGATTGACTGGTACAACTTCGTCAACATAGATGCTTCAGACGAGTTGAGTCCAAAGTATAACATGCTGCAGTGCCTGGAAGACATGTGCAGGTTCTGGGGGTGGACTGCCAGGATGAAGGCCAGGACACTCTACCTGACTTGTGCGGATGACGCTGCAGAGGTGAATGTACTGAGGCTTACCTATGCCCAGCTCTCCACATTGGCAGATGGAGATGATGCAGGTATTGTGGGCACTATGTTCAGTACAGTCACTCTCTCTGGGGCTATCTATGCCAGCAATGCCAACGAAGACAGCATGATCCGTGGATACAACAAGGCTACAGTCAAGGCAGACTGCAACAAGGCTGAGGATGAGGTGACAGGCTTCATGCCCATGAGTGTTGAGAAATACCTCATTGGTCTGGAACCTACAAGTGAGACATACGGTGGTAAGAATGTGGACTGGTACGGTGACCTGGCAGGTTTCCCCAATACATCTCTTGGCATCAAGTCTCCATTGCTTACAGGGTGGTCACTCACTGACAATGCTTCATTTTCCTATGTGAGTACCGAGCAGGTCAAGGGCAACTGCATCCGAATCAAGAAAAGCTACAGCAACGATAATGTGTATGCTTCCCTTGAGACACAATTCGAGCACAACTGGTGCACTGACTTCTATACTACAGGCATTGACAACGGAGGCTTTCAGATCCGAGGCAACATATATCAGGGTCCATCCAGGCTGAATGAATATGTAGAGGGTTCCCCATCTATGGACAGCATGGGATGGTCAGGCTGTGGCAAGAAGTCAATGTATATCCGCTTTGGCATAGGCTCAGACAGAGGCTCTGCCAAGTGGTTCAACGGTAATTCATGGCAGACAACCACCTGTTCATTCAAGGTGACTGTAGGCAATGAGGATGACATTCTGAGGCCTATTGGAGGATTGACACTTCCGTCCATCAAGCATATCAGCTGTGCCTCCGATGCTCCTCTTGAAGGAAGAATATTCATCGACTTTCTGGGATCTGACGACCTGTATCCAATTCTCAGACCTACGGCTCTTGAGCGTGAATTCTATATAACTGGCTTCCGCATTGACTTCAGCAAGTCAAAGGATTTCGAGAATACGGATGGTGTGACAAGGGATGAGACGAATACTGAGATGTATTATGTTGTCAACAGCTCAGCAAGGACAGGGCAGGAATGGAGTACAGACTGTGCCTATGCCTCAGAGAACAACATGAAGCATGGCTATGGTGTTCTGATCAACCCTAATGGCACATTGATGGATACTGCCTATTACGGCAACAGCAGCGAGCATCCTGAGCAGCATCTTGCTGGCAGGGTGGCCAATTACTGGGCTACATCCAAACGGAGGATCTATGCAGAGCTGCAGACCAATGCCATTGCAGACATCAATCCCAGGAACAAGACTACGATGGATGGGACTCCCCTCTACCCTATTGCCATCAGCAGGAACTGGAGGGATGATATATCACGAATAACATTTTTGCAGATATGATAATCACAAGAGAAAAAGGCATGAGAATGTGGGGAGGCGGTAGTGGCAGCACATCCGCTTCTGGTGTCAATGGAGGTGGAGGTTTCTCACTGGCAGTTACAGAAGGTGAAGGGACTGGAAATGCCTATACTGATTTCACCTATGAGTCAGGAACGCTTACACTGAACAAGGCTACAGAGTTTGTTACCGTTGACTTCTTCAACAAGCTGTTCACTGCCTATGATGCCAACGGCAATGTTATTGCACCCAACAATACAACACCTACCCTTGACAATATCAAGTTCATGGCTGGTGCCTGGACAGAACAATACCTCTCAGCACTTGGTCAGAACTCATCAGGAGGCGGTGGTGGTGGAGGCATTGAGCTCTCAGATGTTTGGCAGTCATTGAAAACCAACACGGATGACTATGCAAACCAGAAGATCAACTCAGCACACATTCCCGACCTGAGTGGAACCTATGCCACCAAGACATGGGTGAACCAGCAGGGCTTTGTGACATCAAGCGGTGTGACATCTGTTGCCATGACTGTACCTACAGGATTGTCAGTCAGTGGTACACCTATCACAACAACTGGAACTCTTGCATTGACATTTGCAAATGGCTACAGCATACCTACAACTGCCAAGCAGGGTAACTGGGATACTGCCTATGGGTGGGGAAATCATGCAAGTGCTGGATATGCAAGTGCTTCAAGTGTCAGCACTTTGCAAGGATATTTTACCAATGGAATTGCCAATACTGCTGCCAAACTGAACACAGGCACTACAACCTATACAGCATGGGGGCAAACTTATTGGTCAAGTGGTGTACCTCAGTCTATCAGTGGCAATATGACATCAGTAGGCTCTATTACACCATCAGCCAATGGCAATGCTCTTGGTACTACATCAGCAAGGTTCAACATCTATGGTACTGCTGGTAACTTCAGTGGCAATGTATCTATCACAGGTACATTGGGTGTTACTGGTGCTACTACATTGACAGGCTTGCTTACTGCTAATGGCGGTATAGTAGTTCCTTCAACCAAGACAATCAAGATAGGTGATTGCACAATATCATGGGATAGCACCAATTCAATGCTTAAATTCGATACTGGCATCTATTCCACTGGTGCTGTTTCTGCTTTAGGTGCTAACTCAAGTGGTGGTGGTAGTGGCATTGACTTGGAAGCAATGTGGGCTGAGTTGCAAGGTAATACAGGCACTTATGCCAATGCAAAGATTAATGTCAACCATATCCCTGACATATCCTCTACCTATGGCTATGCAAAGCAGTCTTGGGTGAATACACAGTTAGGCAACTATGTAACACTTAATACAGCACAGACGATTACTGGGCTTAAAACAATGACTCATGGACTTGTGGTTTCTGGAAGAGTCTATAATAGTGGTGATGACGAAGGTATTGTAATAACTCCCGCAGCAAATGGGTATGCTGGTATAACTTTGGGAGAACCATCAGGCATTCACACAACCCTTTATCTTGACAGTAGTAAAGAAGCAAGATGGGTGTATAAGTCATCTGCCGATGGGACAAATTATTCGATTCTTCATCCCAACAAAAATGGAGTAATTGCACTAACTTCTGATATACCAACTTCACTTGACGGTATTCCTGATGGCTCAACAAGGAAACTTTCAAATTATCTGCCGTTGAGTGGAGGCACATTGACTGGTATTTTGAAATGGAAAGATACTAATGCCTTACCAGAAACCACATCGCCTACATATATGCTAACCATTGATAGTTTCGCAAATGGTGGGACTACCAAGTGGGCTAATTTGACAAATGTTACTGTAGGCAAGGCTACAACGGCTTCACATCTGTCTTATACATTAGGCAACGAGATTAATTTCAAAGGCGGTATGCAAGCAACTTGTTTCTTCAATTACCGTAATGCTGATACAGGTACTAAAGGGGAAAGCGGTACTGCTATTAACTATGCGTTTTGCAACTACGCAGGGGAAACGGCTTATTCAAAAATTACAGCAGGAACTTTTATCGGTGCATTTTCTGGCAATGCTACTACAGCAACAACTTTACAGACACCAAGGAGTATATGGGGGAATAGCTTTGATGGCAGTGCTAATATTCCTACTACTGCTGTTGCGAAGATGCCATATGTTTTATTCAAAAATTACAATGATGATGGTAATGCAGGATATTGTGGCAGGGGGAGCGAGACAAATAATAACATTGGACTTCTTGCATATTCAGGGAATCAATTAAGATTGGGTGCTAATGGTTCTACTGTAATGTATATATCGACATCAAATAATGTAGGTATAGGAACTGATTCACCTCCTCATAAATTTTCAGTTTTTACTTCAAATTCATGGGCATGTAACATATATTCAGAAAATAATGGTAATCGCTCTTCTTTTTATGCCTCTCATGCTGGCGGTCAAGATGGTTTATGGTGTGGAATATCGGATAATAGTGCAAGCGGCACAATCGCCCAATTTAGATATGGTATAACAGGAAATGGTAGTGGTGGTACTATTGCCATGCTAATTAGAGGCAACGGAAATGTAGGTATAGGCACAAATGCTCCAAGTCAAAAACTCCATGTCACAGGCAACATTCTTGCAAGTGGCGAAGTCACAGCTTCCTCAGATGAAAGGCTGAAAACCATTGTAGGTGACGGAAACCTTGACCTCAGATACATTGCCAATGCTCCAAATATCTTGTTCAAGTGGAATAATGGTCAAGATGATAAAGTTCATGGCGGTTCTTTGGCTCAGTATTTCTTGCATGGTGCAAAATACTTTGTGTTGGGAAGTGATAAGGATTACTACTCACTGAACTATGGTGCATTGGCTACCTCTATGGCTATCAGTATAGCTAAAGAGGTTGTGAAGCATGAAGATGAAATCACAAGGTTAAAGAAAGAAGTAGTGAAGCAAGCGGAAGAAATAGTCAGCTTGAAGAACAAGGTTAGTGAACTTGAAGAAAGGAGGATAGCATGATACTACATTCAGAATCAGATAAAAGGATAATAGTAAGTGGCAATATCAATGACAAAGTATTACCATTTAAGCACAGAAATGGAAAGATTAGCAAGGATTTGAAAAATATAAAATTTGGTAAACTAACACCTATATCATTCACTTTTGATGAAAGACAAGGCAACATAATAATATGGCTTTGTAAATGTGATTGTGGCAATTTTTGCTATGTCCCAGGGAAATCTTTATTAAGAAAAGAACGCAGAAGTTGTGGGTGCATACAGCAAGAACGAAAAAGGGATGCTAAAGATAAAAGATTGTATTCAATATGGGACAGAATGACCCAAAGATGTAACAATCCAAAAGACCCATCTTATCGTTGGTATGGAGAACGTGGGATAAAAGTATGTGATGAGTGGATGAACGATAGAAAAAGCTTTATAAAGTGGTCTTGGGAAAATGGGTATAAAGACGGTCTGACTATTGATAGGATTAACCCTAATGGAAACTATTGCCCAGAGAATTGCCAATGGCTTTCTAATCAAGAAAATGCGGTTAAAGACAGAAAGAAATTATATAATGTAAATGGCTTACCAATGGACAAAAAACACCTTAGTCTCTTTCTTGGACACGCAAAGACCTATTTGTGTGATTTGATTAGGGAGTTTGGAAACGATGAAGCTATGTTAAGAATAAAAGAACAATTAGCAAAAAGGGGGATATATGATTTTACATTCTGAGAGTGATAAAAGGCTGATAGTAAAAGGCAAGTTGAATGATAAAGATGTGTCATTCCTTGTAGATACGGGTGCTGCAACTGGCTTAATTCATAGAACCGCAGTAAAGAAATACGGCTTGAATGTAAACAAGAATCATAGCGTGAATTTAGTTGGTGCTGGTGGGGATTTTAAGGCATATCTATGCAATACCCCTCTTGTGATAGCAAATAGAACCATTTATCAGTTCCTTATAGCTGATATTTCTGATGTGGTAAACTCAATTAAGCGTCAGACAGGCATTGAGATAGCAGGTGTGATAGGGCTGAATCAGATGAAGATGATGGGAATATCAATAGATACGGATGATAATTACATAGAGATAGGATAGCATGGCAAACAGCAACGGAATTATCAGTGGCAGTGTAAGGCAGATAGCTGATGTGAAGACTGTCTTGGGTGAGAGTGTGAATACCCTCAGTGGCTTGTGCAAGTCCACTAAGATAAATATGTGGGCTAAATACAAGCCAGTACAGTTTACAGGCACACGCTCTACTACTTGGTGGAAAGGCAGATTGCTTGATTGTGGGATTGAACCTTATAAGCTATCATCAAGGACAAGTGTTGCAGATATAGTGAACCATTGTAATGGTACTAACAACGGATGGACTTACTACGGAAGACCCAATGGCTCTACATATCCTTATAGGCTATTAGATTTCAAAGGTTACAACCACAATGCCACACCACCAGTAAATAGCTTCACTCTTGGAGCAACTACAATAAGCAACAAATCGGGTGACAAGCTGTCGGCATATATCACTATCAGATACAATGCAAGTGGCGATATGTTGTCATTAGCTGATATTAATGCCATTTCTCCCTGCTATCTTGGTATCTATTGCAGAAGGAATGGTACTACAACTGGCTATGAAGGTTATTGCACAACAACTATAGGCAATGGCGGTGACTATGTGGAGGTGTCAACTAATGGTTGGACTGCTGGTACATATAAGGTATATCCATTCCTTTCTACTGCAAGCAAGTCGGGTGTTGCTGCTGATTTCTATACTATTCCCATGATGTCACCACCAACGCTCAGTGTTGTGGCAAGCACTGTCTCTATCGGCATATCTAAAGCTACTCGTAGTGGTTTCAATGTTAGCGTGACTGTCACTATTACCAATAATACATCTGCTTCTGTAACACTTACAAACAACACATGGAGGACAAGACCTAAGTATGAAGCAGAGAATGACCCTGAGACTGTTGAAGATATGAGTGGAACTATCGCCAATCAGACTGTGGCTGCTGGTGCTACGAAGACAGTATCATTTACCGCAAAGGTCACAGGAGATGCTGCTGACCCTACTTTTGGTGCGATGATATATGTGTACTTTAAATCTGCAACATATAAGGCGGCAAGAGAGATTATTTAATGAATTAAAAGAATAGAGAGATATGAGCATTAATACGACATTAATACAAGGACACACAATCATAGTTGACCCTGAGAATCCAGCTGAGGTTGGAAAGGTAATTAGGTCAGGTGGGGGTGATGTAGGCTATGTGTGTTCAAGAGGAAACTTGATAAATATGTGGGCAAAATACAAGCCAGTTATCAAGGCAAATGTAATAAATACTTATGGTCAGCTTAAAGGGGGCACAGGCTCTGACAAGCATCAGTGGAAGTCTAATGCTACTTGGTGGTGGGGTGATAAGTCAGCCTCAATACAAACTATTGACACAACAAGCGGTTATGTATTGAGTACAAGTTGTGGTATTACCATCAAAGGTTACTATGGCACTATCCGTAATTTTGTGAATAATTGGGACACTAATGGGTGGAGACACTATTGGACTTACAATCCACCTACAGGAGGATTGGTAGCACCTTATAGGTTGATAGACTTCAACTACTATGACAGGGATGCTGCTGCGCCATTCAGAGACTATCAAGCACCATTGGAGATTGTGAGATACAAATATGGTAGCGAATATGTTGTATCAGGGCAGGCAAGTGTCATGTGGCCAGCAGGAACTACAGCCTATCAGCTTACCATGAATGACCTTCAAGTAAAGAATGGTGCTTCTGATGTTGTTCTTAGTGACTACTACTTCGGTGTATTGATGGCATATATAAAGACTGATACTGGTGCTGATGTATCAGAGAACAACAGAACTTATGGCATAATCACCGCAGCCGAGAAGTGGAATGAGACAGTGCAACCATCGGGTTCTGCACCACAGGATATAAGATACACACAGCCTTTCACGACAACTGTTTTTCAAAGTTTTGGCACATACAGGCTATATCCGATATTATCCAAGGCTAAATATAATGGAGACACAGCAATGGATTATTCAGCTACCATAGGAGGACAGGACTATGCCGTATATCCTCTGCCATTTGAGCCAATAGACTGTGTATATCGTGACCAAGAGGCAGCTATCATTATTACTGTCACTCTCACAAGAACGGGAACTGGTTATATGAGATTGAATCTGACAGCACAGAATACAACCAACGAGGTGCAACAACTGAACTTCCCTCTTATCAATTTCTGGTTTATTGTTTACCCTAAAGATTCCAATCATAGTACACAGTATGACCAGCCTACATATTATCCGTCAGATGCACAGACAGGTGGCAGATTCTATTATGCTGATGATGATAATAGAACGGAAATAAATATCCCAGCCAACAGCACTGTTACATCTACCATGTCAAATGTTCCTTACACCGACAAGAGCTATGGCTGTTTTATCCAGTTGACAATAGATTATCCATTAGGCGTTGTAAGTGCAGGAGGTATAGTGTATTTGGACTACGATTTATAAAACATATTAACCTTTAAATATTTAAAAGTATGAGTGATTTTGTTATTAAGAGTTCCACGCTGAACTCAAATTATGAGTTTAAGGATAAGTCAATCATCGTTAGTGGCAACTTCCAAAAGAATGCCCAAGATGGTAAGCTGATTTCTATCAGTGGTGAGTGCTACAGAAATGTAGATGGCAATTTTGGTGACAGCTTTGGGTACTTCAATGGCTACCCAAGCCCAAATAGTGATGAAATGTCCTACGACCTCTCACAGATGAAGAGAGCAGACAACAACCTTGTTTGGGATGCTATCGAGGCTATTGAAGCAGAAGTATTGCCGACAGAGTAAAGAAAGAAGGGGGATAGGTCAAGGTGATAGCTGACTGACAAGCATTAGCTTCCCCTTTTATTCCAATGCTTTGAAGAATTGTAAAGAATTGGAGAAAACTAAAATAATATAACCGCCTATTGTAAGATAGGACTTAAAAGTAAAATAAAGATGAAAAAAGGAGATTTAATCAGCATTTGGCAATTAGTCAAAGACAGCAAGTTTGGCAAGATGACAAGCGAGGGAAAGACCAAGTATGTGAAGATGATTGCTAAATTGTCACCAGTGGTAAAGGAGTTTGAAACTTATCGTGAAACTATTGCTGAAAAGTTAATGAGTGAGCATGAGAACTTCAAGGAGAACCTTCAAGATGCACAGGTGTATGAAGCCTATCAGCAGGACAATACTAAGGATAAGCCAAAGATGACTGAGAAGCAGTACAAGGAGTTCACTAAGGTAGTAGAGAAGTACAACAAGGATTTCTTTGCTGCTATCAAGGAGGAAATGGATAAGGAGGTAGAGGTGAAGTACGACAAGCTGACCTCAGATGAGTTTGTAGGCTTCTGTGATTCAAATGACTTTACCACTACACAGGCTTTGGCTTTGAGTGAGGTGATGAGCAATATGGAGTAAACCTATAATGCAGATCGAGAGGAATTGTATATGACGAAAATGTGACAATATGAAATTCTTAACGCTAAACTACATCAAGCAGCACTCCCGTATTGACTACGACATAGAGGATGACCTGCTCGAAATATATGGCAATGCTGCAGAGAATGTCCTTGCCCAGCATCTTGGCAGAGGAAAGACAGTTGATGAACTGGTGGAGAGCCTGACTGAGGAGTATGGAGAGGTGCCAGCTGCGATCCTGCAGGCTGGGCTGATGCTTGTCGATGTGAGCTACCAGTACAGGAGTCCTGTCAGCCCTACAAGCATATACACGGTGCCATATACCTTTGACCTTCTGGTCAAGCCATATATGATTCTATAATGTTCAATGTCAATCAATAGTAAACCTTTTTACTCATTCGGCCCGATAGTCTGAGAAGACTGTCGGGTTTTTAAGATTAAAGATATGGGATATTCAAGCGGATTCATGCCAATGAGACTGACTTTTGCAAAGAGAGTTGCCGACTCATCAGACAACTTCGGCAAGAGTGGTGCACCCAAGTATGAGATACTTGGCACATTCTGGGGGAACGAGGAGTTCAACAAGGGAACCAAGTCACTCAGGGAGGGTGCATTCGATGCCTATGATACCGTCATGTTCAGGCTGAGATACAACCCTGACATTGACAGATGGTGCCTTATAAAGTACCATGACAAGTGGTATCAGATCCAGTCATTCAACTCCAACTACAACCAGAACCAGATTCAGATCACTGCGATTGAGATGGTCAACCAGCAGGTGAACATAATTGATAATTCAGTAAGTGATTAAAAACATTCAGACTATGAAGAGAGAAGTGGCAATAGTACATTTCAACACACCTGAGCTTACCGAGGCCTGTGTATGGTCATTGAGGAAGCATGGAGGACAGGACTACCATGTGACCATCTTTGACAATTCAGACAGACTGCCATTCACTGCCAAGATGGAAAATGTGGATGTCATTGACAATACCAATGGGCAGATCATTGACTTTGATGCAGAGCTGGCTAAGTTCGACAAGGCTGAGTCTGGCTCAATAAATAATTATGGCAGTGCAAGACACATGATGTCCATTCAGAAGCTGTGGGACATATTGCCAGACGGTTTTCTCCTGCTTGATTCAGATGTGCTCATCAAGGCTGATGTGGACTTCATGTTCCAGGAGGACCAGTGTGCAGTGGGGCATCTTCAGGACCCACAGCCTGGAAACCGTTTCAACATCCCAAGACTGGTGCCTATTGTCTGCTACATCAATGTGCCTCTCTGCAAAGAGTGTGGGCTGACATACTTCGATCCTGAGAGGGCATGGATGATCCATTCACCGAGGATGGATGACAGGAACAACTGGTATGATACTGGTGCTTCGTTCTTTGAGGACATCCACAACCACAAGGGTGGAGCTCATGGCAAGAGAATAGATATTCGTCCGCTTATGGAACACTACAAGAAAGGATCATGGCAGAGGAATGGTGGCAACCACAAGAAGTGGCTGCAGCAGTACTGGAAGCTGTGGAAACCTACTCCAAAGATGAATGGCATCACTGATGTCGCCATCTGTGCCATTGGAAGGAATGAGAACCCCTATGCAGTGGAATGGGTGGAGCATTACAAAAAGCTGGGTGTGTCCAGGATATTTGTCTATGACAACTATTTCGGCAGTGAGACACCACTTGCAGATACACTGAAGGACTATGTTGCAGAAGGTTTCGTTGAGGTCATTCCAGTTCCTGACAAGCCTGCTGCACAGTGCAAGGCCTATGAGGACTGCTACAGGAAACACGGCAATGAATATGCCTGGATAGGGTTCCTTGACTTTGATGAGTACCTCAGGTGGAATACCAGGGCAAAGATAGTAAAGATGTTCTCAAAGTACACTGACTGTGACTGCGTGCTTGTGAACTGGAGGCTGATGACTGACAATGGACTGGTCCACTATGATCCGAGACCATTAAAGGAAAGGTTTACTGAGATAATGCCACTTGACACCAAGGTGAAGTATGATTTCCCAGAGAACAACCATGTGAAGTCATTTGTCAGGGGTGGACTTGGCGAGATACATTTTTCCAGGAACCCACACACTCCATCAGACAGCATCAAATGTGTGAACTCCGAGGGAAAGAGGGTACCATGCTCCGCATTCACCCCATACACCCACAAGGTGATGAGGATTGACCACTACTGGACAAAAACTGCAGAGGAATGGAAGACCAACAAACTGGCAAGGGGATTCTCTTCAGGAGCCTCCTATATAGAGCATATTTTGAGGAAACAGGAGGAATACTTCTTCTCTGTAAACGAAAGGACTCCAGAGAAAGAGGTAATTATCAGAAGTAAACCCAAAGTGGTAAAATAAAGGATATAAAAGACAAAAGATATGGATGGATTTTTCAAGAACTGGGGTTTCAGAAGGGAGGCAGCCCGACAGGGTGTGCCTGCTTCTACCAGCCCTGCCGCCAACGAGCCAGCTACCACTGGTGGCAACTGGGAGGCCAACATAGTAAGGCCTTCTGGTCGCACAAGCCTGCTGGTACCTGCATGGTGCAGGGGTGTAAGCCTCATAATGCAGACAATGGGCCAGATGCAGATCCAGTGGCAGAGACTAAACGGTGAAGGTGGCAACTACATTGAGGACCGCTATGGATTGGGCAGAAAGGTTAATTATCTTCTCCAGGTAAGGCCAAACCCGCTGATGACTGCATCAGAGATGCAGGAGCAGATTGAGTACAGAAAGATCTACTGGGGCAATGCCTTTGTGTATGTGGAAAGAGACAGCTATGGCGATCCTGATGCACTGTGGCTCTGCACAAGTGGCTCCTATGATCCACTTACTGACAGTTACAACATTACCTATAACGGTGTTGCTGGTCCGAGAATCAGTGTAAATGTGCCATCAAAGGATGTGCTGCACTTCAAGAATGTATTTCTGACTGAGGACATGTACATGGGCATCCCGATGATATGGGTTGCCATGAACACCCTGGCACTTGCAGCCACTGGCAGCAAGCAGGCACTCACTGACATGGGCAAGGGAGGAAAGATGAAGCTCATCCTGGGTGAGCAGAAGAACGGATCACTGCCACCCATTGCCAACGGACTGTTTGACAAGGATAGAATGGCCAACTATGCAAGTGAGATCCAGGAGAAACTCTATACCAATGATGTTGTCTCCATCCGTGGGCTGGACAAGGTACAGGTCATCTCACAGACAAACCAGCAGTTGCAGCTGTTGGAGTCAAGGGGATTCGAGGTGGCAGAGATTGCCAGGATACTTGGCATTCCACGCATAATGATGATGGAGGAACAGGGAAGCAACTACAAAATGCCTGAGCATGCGACTCAGGAGTTTCTGCTGCGTACCATCCAGCCAAGGATAAGGAAGCATGAGGATGAACTAAACTCGAAGTTGCTGAGACCTGAAGACTTTGGCAAGCGAAGAATCCATGTATGTGAGCTGGCATTGAGAAGACTGGATGCCAAGGGACAGGCTGAGATAGACAAGCTGCATCTTGAGTCAGGATGGTCAGTCAATGAGCTCAGAAGCCAGTATGACCTTCCAAACATCCCCAATGGTGATGCACACTATGTCTCCACCAACTTGGCAGAGGTGGGCTCTGAGAAGCTAAGATCTGCTGGTGGTCAGTCTGCACCACAGGAAAGTAAACCCAGCGAGGAATTGGAACCGAGTAATGATAACTAATTAATAACGATAATGGATGCAAGAAAAAGAGAAATTAGGACCGTTGACTGCCAGCTTTCCATTAGGGAAGCGGAAGAAGGTCAGGAGAGCCAGTCTCGCACCATCACAGGCACAGCCATCGTATTCAATGCTGAATCCGAAGTGCTTGATGATTGGGGAGAAAGATTCAGAGAAGTGATCCTGCCTGAAGCTGCAACTATGGAGTTCCTGAACACTCAGGATGTCAAGATGAACCTGCTCCATGAGCGTGAGCTGACCATTGCAAGATGCAACAAGGGCAAAGGTTCAATGAGGCTCTGGGTGGATGAGCAGGGTGTCAACTTTGAATTTGAAGCACCCAAATGCGACATAGGCGAGAGATGCCTGGAAATGGTCAAGAGAGGTGACTACTCTGGCTGCTCGTTTGAATTCTATCCAAAGGACTATGATGTGATCAGGGAAGGTGATGATGTGAAGGTGATCCACAAGTCATTTGAGTTCATATCAGCACTCACCATAGGAATGGATCCTGCATACAGGCAGACTTCAGTCAATGCCAGGGAACTTGCCAAGCCAGTTGAGACTGAGGAGGACAAGGCTGCCCGTGAGGCTGCAGAAGCTGCTGCAGAGCAGGCCAAGCGTGAGCAGGAAGCAAGGGAAATCCAGGAGAAGAAGGACATGATGGATCGTGAGATGCGGAGAAGGGCAGAACACCTGAAAAGCCTGTCTGCATTTGATGACAAAATAGACTATCAATATTAACCACTTTTAAAAACCGTTTTTGAGAATGGAAAAAAAGACTTTTGAACAACTGCGTGAGCAGCGTTTGTCAGCCAATGAGAAACTTGGCGACATCTACATGAAAGCTGCTAATCGTGAACTGACTGCTGAAGAGCAGATGAGTGTTACTAATCTCAACCGTGAGATCGAGATGTGTGAAAATGGCATGAGAGGTCTGAAGCTGGATGCTGACAATGCAGCCATCAACCGTGAGAATGCCATGGTTATGAAGAACCGTCAGTTCCGTGAACTGATTATGGATGCTTACAAGACTGGTCAGAAGCGTGAGCTGTTGCTGGCTCCAGCTTCAAACTCAGGTGCTACCTCTCCTTCAGGTTACATCAGCAACTCTGGTGCTATCGAGCTGACCATCCATGAGATGATCCCAACCCTGCACGAAGGACTTGGCTTGCCATCTTCTCTGAGAATTGTCACTGGTGTGACTGGCAACGAACTGTGGCCTGTATCTGTTAACGATGTTGAGATGGAGGAAGTTGGTGAAGTTGTTGCACTGAGCAACCAGACACTGGACTTCAAGAATATCCAGCCTGTTCAGCGTAGAATTGGCTTGAAGGTGCCTGTATCCAATACAGCCATTGACAATGCTTACTTTGACCTGATGGCTTTCGTTCAGACCAAAGTCACCATCGCATTGCGTAAGTACCTGGCTGAAAAACTGTACTCTCAGGCTGCATTCACTGGCAACCACGGCCCATTCTCTAACCTGACTCCTGCTGGCACCATTGACCTTGGCAACGATGCTTACAAGAACATCCTGAAGGCTGTTGCTGCATTCTCAGACAAGGGCTTCTTCGAGGGCAATGTTACCCTGATCATGGATCGTGAGACTGAAGCTGAACT